GCTGCGGCATCGACAGGTTCTGCGTTGTCTACTGCAAGACTCATGTCATACATGCGACGCTTCTCAACCGCGCCGATAACTTGTTTCTCTTCTGCGCTTAACGCCACCCAGAATTCCTGATACTTAACAGTTCCAAGGCGTGCGGCAGACTCGCCTTTTGCGATCAGTTCCGGGCGGCGACTGTCAGATTCATGCCCTACATGAACCTCTGCCGCACTCCCTTCAATCACACGCTCGGCTTCGTCCTGATCGAAGATGCCAGCAAACCCAAATGCGAGACGCGCACACTGGATCAGCGTCTTGTGACGAAGCATACGGGTAGGGTGGGACTGCCATGGCTGAGTGTTGCGTTTACACTCTCCCATGTACTCAGTAACGATGGTCGGGTGTGTGCGGTCTTTCCGGTATATCTTGCAGGTACACGCGCCTTCTTCCTTGTCGTAGGTAAACCCCATTCCATCAAACTGAGGATGTTCGTTGATAATTCGAACCCAGCCGTCAACGCCGACCACTGGAACAATTCCGCCTTTATCCGGGAATGCATAAATCTCTTTCGTCCACGGGTTCAGTCCGTACTGGTTGGCGACGATCAGCAGTGCCGTGAACTGATCATCAGTGACATTCCCACCCTTAAATGCAGTATTTTTCAGAGTGTTCATCAGGTCAGTTCCGGCATCCATGCCGAGGCGGGAGGCAAGCTTCCCGGCCATTGTAGAAAGTGCTGTGCTCATAGAATTCCCCTCAAAGTTAAAACGGGCAGCCGGTGCGGTGATCCCAGTCGTATTCCGCCTGGGCGTAAGCTATTGCTGTGCGCAAATCGTTGTATACCTCGCCAGCCTTATCGCTACGGAGGCCTTCATATGGAAACGCCTTGGACGATGCAGACTGGCGTAGTGCCGCGTAAGGATCCTCCGGAAGGCTGTCAAAGACCTCTTTTGCCCGATCTTCAATCCACTTTTCCTTCTCTTCGTCCAGCGTTTGTTCAGCCCATTTCCGTTCTTCGATAGCGTCGTATGCGCGGTATGCGTTCATAGCTCGCTCCTGAAATTTGGTTGTAAGAATCCCGGCACCGTAATGGCTGCCTGATAGCTCAGTTAAATTATTCGTTTCGATTACCGGCTGAGACCTTGTCCCAACCCGCTCAGATAAACTTCAACCAGCAAGTCGGTTGTGTAAGTCCGCTCAATCCCGCGATGCAGGTAGAGGCGGCCGCGTTTATTTGCTGATGCTGTCCAGGTACTTTCCCGATGCTTAACGAGCATCCCTGGGAGAACGGCGCCGCGGTTAACGGTCTGTGTCCCGTAATGATGACTAACCATTGAACACCCCCGTAGCGTGCAGAATTTTGATAATCAACGCTGTCGAGATAACGCCGCAGATCAGCAGGCAGTAAATCAGTGAACGAATGCCTTGTTTGCTCATTTTCAACCCCAGCACGGATAGCTAACTGCGAGAACAGCAACCAAAAACGGAACGACCTTTAACCAAAAATTACGCCATGCAGGCTTGTCTTCTTCGCGGATCATCTCTTCACCTTTGCCTTATCGCGGCTAACGGGACGCTTTGACTTCACCCCGGCGTTGCCGGTGTTGTTTGGATGGATTGATAATACTACGGGTATTATTTTATATCAATACCGCTAGTATTATAATATTTAATAAAAATAATAAAGGTATGATTTTGAAGTTGATTTATTTTTGTAAAGAGTGCTGGTAAGCTCAAAAAAACGCCAAAGAGGGTAGCACCATGTCGAATGAGGATGAGTTTTTCGCAGAGATGCCCCCACAGATAGCGCAGGTCATCGGGATAGCGGTTATGCAGCTGCTGGTTGAGAAGCACGAGCCATCAAGAGAGGCGCTGATAGAGATGATTCAGGTGTTGTGGCAGGGTGGCCAGGCAGATCTGGCTGTGGGGCTGGCACTGGACGTGCTGATGCAGAGGGAAGAGTAGGGCAATAAAAACCCGGCGCGGTGGCCGGGTTGATGAGTTAAAAATACCGCTCGCTAGACGGTTGGGAGCGGGGGGATTAACGCTCCGTTTCCAGTGCATCTACAATCGGTTGAAGCACAGCATCGAGATCATCTTCACTCATACAATTTTTAGCCCAAGACGAACACATGGCATGCCATAGTATTTCAGAACCTACGTTTAAAGAATTTGCTGCTGCCCTTGGCCATCCATGGTGATCAGCATTGCTCATTGAAGAGTTTAATGCATCAATTGTTTCTGCTGGCTCGCGGCCAATTTTCTCTGAAACATTAGGCCAACCTTTTTCCTGTAATGCGTTGAATACAACTACTTCAGGTGCGTCATCTCCTGGTAAAATAGTGCATCCGACCGCAGGGGATTGGTCGCCATCAAGATAAACAACCGTAGACCTAGGAAATCTCTTGTTATGCGCCATTTGTCCTAAAGCCATTCCAACGCTAGCAGTGCCAAATGGGATGATCATCACTCGCGATAAAAGCTCTCTTTCTTTGGAACTTGCTATTACTTCAGAAACGAGCGTTTTGGCTATTACATCTTCGACATATAAATCACATTCAGGATGGTTTTCTTCATCCATCTTAGTCATTGCAAACTCAGGGCTTACACCACTGACCGCAGTCTTTCCCTCAATTCCATTCATGAGGTAAATCCTTGCTTCAGGTGGTAATTCAGAAAGTATGTATGGTGAATGGGTCGTAATGAGAATCTGTAACTCTCTTTCCCTAGCTAAGTTTGCTAAATCGCGCATTAATCTTCTTTGGGCTCTTGGGTGTAATGAAGTCTCAATTTCATCAATAAGAATTAATCCGTATTTAGGATAATCTACGGCAATTAACTCTGTTGCGGTAATCTCGCCAGCTCCTTGGTGAAATCCAGAATACCTAGCTCCTTCATTTGAAATAACAGTTACAGGACGTTTAGCATCTATGGTTGTTGTGGACAACCCTGCTGCTGTATAGCTTTTCCCAATGATATTACGCAGCCTCTCCAAGCGCTCATTATCAAAAGCTTCATGAGCCTGCTCTGTCGAACCTCCCTTAAGTAATTTTAAGTAACCAAGTCGTGCATTAACAGGCTGAAGCCTACTTAAATCAACATACTCGACTCTTCGATCAGGTCGCTCAGGATTTCCTATCCAGCGATTTGTTGGTTTTCTAATCGATTTTACTACTGAATTATTACCTTCGCGATAAGAATATCGTATATAAGCGCTTTGGATTTTTTCGAATGGCGTATCTGGAAAATAAAAAGAAGCGAACCTTTTCTTTTTATCTTTGTAGACAGATGCAGCACACTGAAGAACAGTGCTCTTTCCAGAACCATTCTCACCTACTAAAGCTACTATAGGAAACTGGATGTCAACTCTTTGTCCTGACCAGCCCCTTATTCCCTTTATTTCAAGCCACTCAAGACGTTTAGGCCAAGAAGTTCCAGTTTTCCACTTATTTATAAGCTTTCTCATTTCTTTTGATATAGCCATAATTAAACTCGGTCCTTATGCCTAAAATATAAATAATATGTGACGGAAAAAATCACCCAAACATCTCATCAGTCCACAGGCATGACTAACCATGCTTCCTGTACGTCTGTGGCATGCTGCCGATCACACAAGCCTTAACTTAGTTTCTACTGCCACACCAATGATTCGACAGTTTCCGTTGATGGGAACCAATGGCCATTGAGGGTTTAAGCCCTTCAGGTACTTCTGGTCACCATCAATGATCAGTTTTTTGAATGTCGCATCGTTTGATTCCGAGAGTTTTGCAATAACGAGGCTTCCGTTGACCGGCTCCCTTCCGGTATCAAAAAGAACATATGTACCCTCTGGTATGCTGAGCCCGACCGGGGCAGTCATGGATTCCCCCTCGACCAACAACCAGAACGCATCCCCCTGAATGTGAGCGTCTGATTCGAGCCATAGATCGATATCTTTAAGTGCATACGGCTCGCACGCTTCCGACCAATGCCCAGCCTGAATCTTGCTTAATACAGGGTATTTAATGCCTGGGGTGTACTGGCCTACATACTTGGCATTCGATGTAGCGGCAGCACTCATTGCAGATATTTCTTTCGCAAGGCTGGGGCTAAAATCAGAGACATCCACCTGGAGGGCTCTGGCAAAAACAGCAGCCACGGCAGCATTAAGGGCATTCCTGCCATTCAAGTAATGCCCAACGCCACCCTGAGATATGTCTAGCATGTCAGCTATTGATTGCTGTGTTATCCCAAGCTCTTTTTTCTTGGCTTCATAGAGGGCTTTCAGCCTTTCTGCGTCAGCGATCTGAGCCGATGTCAGTGTCTTTTTCTTTTCCATTTTCAAATAGTAATACCAATGCTCTTATTTTAAAAATACTCGCGGTATTGCAATGTTTAATACTTGTGGTATTGTTTGCTCGTGAGTTGATAGGAGCTAACCACATGAAAATTTCTTTAGCTGAATACGTTGACGAAGTTGGACAGGCAAGAGCTGCTGATGCCATCGGCGTTCACCAGACCGCAATTAGTAAAGCTATCCGGGTAGGACGGAAGATTTTCGTTAACACCCTGCCTGATGGAAAAATTAAGGCTGAAGAGATCAAGCCTTTCCCACATAACAGAAATCCTGATTAAACAAAGCTGAATTGAGCAGTCAGCGGGTTCTGACTGAGTAATTCAGCCATTCCAAACAACACCAGAGGAAGTATCACAGATGGAGAACGCAATAGCCCGAAAGTTAGAGCCGCCAATCCTCAACCCAATTGAGATTGAAGGCATTTTGTTAAACAGGCTTTTATCCATTGGACAAAAGGTTTTTGCAGAAATGCGAGGGGTCAGCGAATCAACGATTAGTCGCCGCAAGAGCGAGGGGTATTACGCCGAGATGGCGAAGGAAATATCAGCGTTAGGCCTGCAGGTTGTTCCGCCAGAGGCGGTTGTGGTTTCTCGTCACTACCTGCAATCGGTAGAGACGTTGGCAGATATCGGTTTACGTGCGGAGCGGTGCCGTCCTGGTCCGCTTGGGTGGGAGTGATGAAGTGCGTAAAAGGCGAAAGCCGCAGTGCGCGAACACTAACGGCTTTCTACGCGAATTAACTGAACAAATTCACAGGAGTAATTATGCCTAAGAGCAACAGATTTTACCAGGCACAAACACACAAAAATGTTACTCGTGACCGCTTCATTCGCTCGGTTAACCCGGTGGTTGGCATGAAAATGCGCGCCATCCTGGAAGAGCTGAAACGGAAGGAGGAATGCCGTGAGTAATCTCGCAAAAGTAATACCTTTCAGACCGTCTGTATCGGTCGTGGAGCGTCAGGTGGCAGATATCGATGATGGGTATACCCGCATCGCTAACGAGCTGCTGGAAGCGGTTATGGCTGCTGATTTAACGGCTCGCCAGCTGAAGGTCGTTCTGGCGGTGATCCGCAAAACCTACGGGTTCGGGAAAAAGTTTGACCGCATTACCAATACACAGATATCAGGGATGACCGGTATTCACCATACGCATGTCTGCAAGGCCAAGAACGAGATGATTGCGATGAACATCATTGTTACCAACGGCCTGGCGATCGGGGTGAATAAGGTGATTTCTGACTGGAATTTCAGCATTAGCCAAAATGGCAAATCATTAGCCGAAACAGCTAATGAAACATTAGCCAAGTCAGCTAATACCCATAAGCCAACTCAGCTAAACACAAAAGAAACTATTCAAAAGAAAGAAAGAAAAGATCCCCCTAAATCCCCCAAGGGGGAAAACTCACTCGCTCAGGAAGTGATGGATTACTTCAACGAGCTAACGGGTAGTCGTTGTGCTTCGCTGGTACCTTTTGAGAAAGCTCTCTCCACGGTGAAGAGCAAAGACCAGTGCTACACCGCTGAAGAGCTGAAACTGGTTATCCGCTGGGCCCATGTGAACTGGGGGCACAGCTTCAAGCCAGAGAACCTGTGCCGTATGACCCGCTTTGATGGATACCTGTCAGACGCGCTGATATGGGCAGATGGTCATGGAAGCAACCCGAAAGCCTGCCCGCACGAAGAGATCATCAAGCTCTGGAATGAAAAATTCCCTTCAAAGGCCGTTTCACTGCATGAGTGGAACCGCCGCCGTCCGGCCTATCGAGACCTGGAAGCTGTGTGGAACGGCAAAACCACCCAGGGCAACTGGCGAGAACTGAAGCACATGGGCATGGCCTTCGAGCTGATTAGCAAGTCTTCCCTGTTCGGCACCAGAGGCGATCAGCCATGGCTGACTCTCGACTGGATACTGAATCCGAAGAACTGGGGATCTGTCTACGAGCAGGCCATCAACGAGCACCGTGAGCGCAAGGGAGTCAAAGCATGAGCCGTTTTATTGATTTATACGTTGAGCAGGCCGTCATTGGCGGAATAATGCTTGCAGCAGGTCGCGCAGATGGCGCCGACATGGCTACCGATGCGATTGAGGGGCTGACTGAGGACCACTTCACAGCAACGCCCCATAAAGTGGCTCTGCGGTCATATAAGCGACTCAACGAATCCGGTTCGAAGATAGACCTGCTTACGCTGACCAGCGATCTTGAACAACTCGGGGTTCTTGAGAGTGCGGGTGGGTTCGCTTACCTGGCTGAATGCAGTAAAAACACTCCGTCTTTCGCAAACCTTGCAGCCTACTGCGAAAAGCTTCGTGAAATGTACCTTGGTCGCCGTATGACCCTGGCGTTACAGGTCGGGATCCAGAAGCTGTCCGAACCAACTACCGAGGGTATTGCTGACATCATTGGCAACATTCAGGCCGACATCTCTGGAATTGAGCACAGCGCTGACTACGGAACTGAACACATCACCACCGGGATCGACATGTCTCTTGAGACTATCCAGTCGATTATCAGTGGCGATATCTGGAAGCACAAAACCGAGCTGGGCATGGCGACCATCGACAGCGCATTCGGCGGGTTCAACAACACCGATTTTATCGTCGTTGGCGGACGTCCTGGTATGGGGAAAACCATGTTTAGCACCACAGTGACAGAAACCGTAGGCCTGAAAAACAAAAAGCCGGTGCTGTTCTTCAGTCTCGAAATGCCAGTGGAACAAATCTCGGAGCGAGTCGCTTTCCACCGGGCGCGGGTAAGCAAAGAAGATCTGCTGAGCAAGGTTAGCGGGAAAATGGACGAGGCATGGGGGAAGGTTAGTCACTGCATGAAGGAGTTCATCGACTCTCCAATCTACATCAATGACAAGCCATCCCTAAGCGTTCACCAGGTGCGTGCGGAAGCGCGGCGTATGAGCAAGAAGTTGGGCGGACTGGGCGTGGTAATCGTCGATTATCTTCAGAAAATGCGGATGTCAGACCCGGAGAACATGAACCGCAGCGTAGGGGAGATCGCCACTGGTCTGAAGAACCTGGCGAAAGAATTGCGTTGCCCGGTCATCGCTCTGGCCCAGTTGAACCGAAACCTGGAGCAGCGCGCTAATAAGCGTCCCGTTGCGGCAGACCTGCGAGAGTCTGGCGTTATTGAGCAGGAGGCAGATGTGATCTTCATGGTGTATCGGGATGAGAAGTACAACGAAAACACCGAACTGAAAGGCATCACCGAAATCATCTGTGTGAAGTCCCGCCATGCGCCGGGGGCAGAAAAGACCTACCACTTCAGCAGCCGCTACTCAGGCCTGGACCCGGTAGATTTCACCTACAGCGGCCAGATGCAACAGGAGGCTGACTATGAGTGCTAAGACGATGAAAGGCAAACAGGCAATTCTGCGTTATCTCGAAACGCACAGGACCTTTACCGCGAAGGATGTGGCCACAGAGTGCGGCATGACCATCAACTGCATCACGAATAATGCGCTCGATCTGGAGCGGGCCCGCAAGATTGTCCGGGTGAGCAAGGTCTGGCGAACGGTGACTTATCGCCTGGCGACACCGGAAGAGCAGGATGGTACCGCGCGCAGCTGCACTAACGGAATATTTCAGGAGCGCCGTAACAGTGCGGCGATGAAGCGGGTACTGGCTGTTTACGGGAGAACATCAGCATGACTATCACATTACAGGCAGTAAACGAGCTCATCGCCTCCCTGGAGAGCGCAGGCGAGCTGTCGATCAGAGAGCAGAAGTTCCTGAAGCTGGCGAAAGCATACCAGCATCTGGCTGCGGAGAATGTGGCGCTGAAAAAATCAGCGCCGGCACCGTTCAGTAAGCTGATGATGGAAGCGCTTGATACTTATCATTCGAAAGCTGACGACGTGCCTGAGTTGGCCATGCTGAGCGCATACGTAAAACTGCGCGATGGGCTAAAAACCCCCGCCACCGATCGCATCGTAGCCGGGATTAAGGCTGATGGGGTGGATGAGTTCGCGGCAAAACTTCGAATTCCTGGTGATGACCAGTTTTTTGACGCTTTAGCAAAAGGGGTTGCACTTGCTGCTGACGACTTCGCCAAGCAACTGCGCGAGGGGGCCGACAAATGAGCATCATCAAAGGCCAGCTTATTAGCAGTCAGCGCTATCTCAATATGAGCATTGTTAACGAGAGAGCGACCCGGTTTAAACGCTTCATCGTCAATGTACATCCCGTTGTTCTGCGCGGGGTTCAATACACCATTCTGATGGACGGGCATCATAACTATGCTGCGGCAAAACTGGCTGGCGTAGAACCAGATTACCGCCCGGTAGCCAAGAAGCTGATGAAAATAATAGGCGGAATGTCAGAACGTGAGCAAGAGGCGCTATTCATCAACAACGTTACAGATAGCGATTATTACTACGTAGAAACAGGTGAGGCGGTAGAGGAATTACGGCTGCCAGATACGTCGTGCAAGTTTCAGGCTCACGCTGGCAATCAATGGATTTTTGGAGGTGCAGT